TGGCGGTCGATGTCGTCTTCTTCATCGTCTGGTGTTGTTATTTGTTGGTCTTTCATTGGGATTATTCGCAGTCTGGTTGGGATAATTAACTGTTCTGCCCAAGAAATGAATACTCCGAAGCGACGCGCACCTCGAACTTAGCTTTCGCATCATCAGGCACTTTCTCCCACGTCTTCGGGTGGCAGTGATACATTTCCCGTAGCGGCGGAAGATCCTTGCAGGCCGCACCGAGTATGAACGACGACTTTGCTACGTATGGACGAGGCGCGAACAGGACTCCTCTTCTTGCATTTTGCAATTTTACTCCGGCTTCTTTGCGTAGATCCTTGTCGGATTCATAACTCCATTCTGTGCCAAGCTCGACAAGTTCCCATTGCTTCTCTTCCCATACTTCGCCTGTTTCAGGGTGTATTGCGGCCATGTGGGTTTCCGGCATCGACTCGTCCAGCATCATAAGAGGCAGAACAAGGCGTGAGACACAATCCCCACCAGCGGCCTTGTTGGCTTCGATGGAGTCGGAGGGTGGTTGAGCATCGTTCGTGGTCATAGAGTTTTATTGAGGTGGGGATGTGTCCACATGGACGTTCTCAAGAAATGCGCGGGCGGCGCGGCCCATGAATTTCCAATCTTCGTAAGTGTCCCAGCCGTCTATGTATCGTTCTTCGATCGCGGAGATTACCGCAATGGCGGCGTCCCGCTCGCGTTCGAGTTTGCGGCAGAGTCGCCACAGCAGGTGCTCGCATTCCGCGTGAGTGTGTTTTGCTTCCTCGCATTCGTCCCGCAGCGCGTCCAGCTCCGGGGTGTCGGATTTGTCCATGATGTTATGGGTAAAAGGATTGGTGTTGCTTTCCATAGTCCTTACGTTTCGTTGGGATCAAAGGCTCGTTTTTCCCGAGTCGTCAATCCAAAGTTTCTCAGAATCCCACAAATCATTCACGAGCGATTCCGCGTCTGACACGCTCCGGGCGATTCCCCCGATTCCGCCGCGTCGAACGACGGATTTCAGGAATAACTTCTGCTCGTCTCGCGTGGCTCCGGTGGTGGTCTTGACTTCGATGGCGAGGAACAGGCCAACCTTCCGCCCGACATCCTCGGGGCGTATGACGTGCTCGACCAGCCCGATCAGGTCGGAGGTTCCTTTCCCAAGTCCCGCTTGCACCTTCCTTGTGCCGTCGAGGGTCAAGAAGAGTCCCGTGTTGTTGCGGAGCGCCACGGCTTTCTTGGTGGCGCTGACGGCTATGCGGATGGAGTTCTGGATGTCGGTTTCGCTCATCTGTGGTGTCTATTTTGGATTCTAATTCTCGCCCATACCGCTGGCGCAGCGTAGCCACGGGAAACCCCCAGGGCTAAAAAGTCTTCGTAGGTCCGGCACATGCCTTCTTCCATTTTTTTCGCCTTCCTCACGATAAGCAGCTCTTCCAGCTCGCCCGCTTTGATCTCCGCTTTCGTTCGTGGCTTGGGAGGATATTCGTATCCGCAGTATGGACAGGCGGGAGTCGGCTTGTGCGCGCTGAAGCATTCCGGGCAGCTCCTCACCAGCACCTCGGGATCATCGTCTTTACGTTTCGTTGCCTTCCGTCCGTCGAGCGACCATTCCCGCACGTCGTCGGCGAGGCCGTGGCGTTGGCAATTCCCGACGTGATCGAGGATCACTGCATGGGATTTCCCTGCGGATTTCCTCAAGACCCGCCCGATCTGCTGCAAATGCAAAACCAGCGATTGTGTCGGCCGGAGGAGTTGCGCGGCCACGCAAACCGGGACATCCAGCCCCTCGCCGATCAGCTCGCACGAAGTGATGATTTGATATTTCCCGGTGGCCAACCCCTGAATCCGGTCGTCGCGGTCATCGTCGGAAAGATTCCCGTCCACATGCTCGGCGCGGTAGCCCGCGTTCCGGTATTCCTCCGCAACGTCCTTGGCGTGCTGGACTGATGCGCAGAACACGAGCATCGGCTGGCCATCGGCGAACCTCTGGTAGTGCTTCACCGCGTCGCCGGTGATGGACGGCTTATTCATCGCGGCCGCAAGCTCGGTCTGGTCGTAGTCGCCTCGCGTGGTCTTCAAGCCGGTGAGATTCGCCACGACGGGCGGGGCGTAATATTTGGCCGACGAGAGGAAATCGTTTTCAGTGAGCCACTTCAGCGGCGGTCCTTCGATCAGGATGTCAAACACGTCTCCAAGTCCTTTGCCGTCCAATCTGCATGGGGTGGCGGTCACGCCGATCACCTTCGCGTTTGGGTAGGCGTCGAGGATCTTCCGGTATGATCCCGAGACTGCGTGATGGCATTCGTCAATGACGATCAAATCTGGTGGAGCGAGGGTTTTCATCCGCCCCACCAGTGTTTGAACGCTCGCAACGTGAACCAATTCCTCGGGCGATTCTGGTTCGCCGGACTTGATGATTCCATGCGAGACGCCGAACGCCGCGAGCGTGTTTCCGGCCTGCCGGATAAGCTCCTTCCGGTGGGCGATGATCCAGACGCGGTTCTCTTTTCTAGCGGCGTTCGAGGCGATGTATGAGAACACGACCGTTTTTCCACCGCCCGTGCTGAGGACGATCAGCGGGCGATTCTTGCCCTCGCCGAATGCTTTGCGGGTTTGGTCGGCTAGGGTTTGTTGGTAATTTCTCAGGATCACGGGATCAGCTTGAATAACTGTTCAGCGGCTTGCTGGGTGTGGAATCGGCCTTTGGCGGCTTTGAGAGATCTGGCAGCATGAATTAGCTCGTCGCGCTCATGCTCCAAAGCCGCAGCATGATCCCAGATATCCCCAACGCTCACGCGGTGTTCTTGCGTTTCATAGAGGTTCCGCAGCATGTTAGTGTTCATGGTTTCCGGCGTGTCACTCATGCCTTTGTAATGTTCAAGGTTGAAGGCACCCTCGGCAGCGTCTCGATCATCTCCCGGTCACTACTCATCAGGAAAATCCTGCCGTGGCGTATTTTCTCTTCTGTCGAGTAGATCGACCGTTTAAACATCCCGGCAATACTCGCCATGCTGATGCCGCAGTCGTGCAGGTGGTATGCAAAGACGGTTCTCGCGTTCTGGATGTTCTGGCCTCGGTAGGCTTTTTCTGACAGCAGCTTCTCGGCGGTCGTTCCGTAGTGCACGGCGATGGCGTGAGCGCATTGCAGGATTACATCAACGCGGTCTTGTTTGGTGGGTGTCATGCGTCCACCTTTCCAAAATCAACATCAGCCACGATTTCGCCGCTAGGGGCAACGAGTTTGATTCCGATGTCGCCTTTGCCGTCGTCAACCCATTCGAGGGTTTCCGGCCATTCAATCGCCTTCTCTATGGTTTCGCCCTTGGTGGCGACGATCTCGACCATCTGGTCGTTCATGTCGCGTGCGGCCACCATGAGCCTTCCAAGCTCGTTTAGGCAATCGGTCATTTGTTCGATTGTTGGTAGCTCGAAGATGTCTTTCAGGGTGGATATATTATAGGTGGTTTTCATGGTGTTGCGTATTCTCCGTGATTCACAAAGTCTCCGTGCAACAAAATCCTTAATGATTGAGTCGCCTGATTAGCTTCTTCTGCTATGTCAAAACATGTGGTATTGTGCGTTTTGTAGTTTTTGCAAACTCTTCCATAAAATCTCCCCGTTGAGTTTTTATAAACGCCCTTAAATCCAGTTTGTGTAGTTTTTCTAAATTTTGCGTTATGGCAGTTTTCAGATCGGGACGCTTCCCGAAGATTGCAAATTCTATTATCCGCTCTCTCTCCGTTAATATGGTCGATGTCAAATCTCGGCCATTGCTCGGTTGTTATCAACCAAGCAATCCGGTGAGCCAGTAGCCTTTTATTATTGATACCTATGTATCTATATCCAACCAAACCGACTACCCCAGCAGTGTCTCCCTTAAAAACCCGACGACTAACCTTTTTCTTCCAAGTGAATTCTCCTGTCTCGGAATTATAATCAAGAAGCTCGGTTACTTCTTGCAGAGATGGCAAATTGTTATTCATGGCGCGGGAGTGTAATCACGATCAAAACACCACAACCGGAAACACGCATGGAACGCGACCAGCGCCGCTTCCCCGTTGTCCCATTCCTTCGGAAACACTGGTCCCGGTGCGTCGGATGGAATGATGAGTGAAATCAGGACTGGCAGCGGTTCGCCGGGTTCGCGGAGACAATCGCCATAGGCGGCGAGCTGCATCGACCATTCCTTGTAAAACGACGGAGCACGCTTGCCGACGAGCTTCTGCGACTTGAAGTCGATCACCGCACGGCGACCGTCCTTCAACATCGCGTGAACGTCAAGGCGGCCAGCATAGCCCAAATCACCGACAACCGATTGTTCGGCTTGGATGGTGGTTTCCACGTTCTCACGCAGCCACGTTTCCGCGCCTCTCACATAGTCGAGGATCTCGCCGGTGGCGGTGAATGCACCTCCGGTCAGCAGGTGCTCTAGCTGTTCGTGCAAGAGCGTTCCCCACTCGGCGGCCTCTCTGCCGATTCGATCAGACTCGACGGCAATTCGGGAATGCCATTGGTCTTCCGGTTCGCCTGGATTCTGCGGGGTGGCGAGTGCCGCCCGGATCGCGTTGTCCTGCAACCACGTATTCAAGGCGGGTTTCGCCTTCATGTTCAGGATGTTCGTCACCGATGGCACAAGGTTGAGCTTACGGGCGTCGGCGACGTTCGTTGGACGTGGTAGGCCGGTGGTCTTGGCGATGACTTCGTGACAGGCGGTGCCGTCGCGGTGATACCAGTGGGATGATTGTTCGGTGCGGGTGATTTTCATAGTGCTGATGGTCCGAGGATAATTGCAACCTTACGCGCTTCAGGCGCGCCGACTTCGTTCTGTTGCTCAAGGTATGCTTGAAGGGTTTCTAAATCCTCGCAGGCAATGATTACTTGCTTGCCGTTGAGGTCGGTAATGGTGGCTACGCCGGTTATGGTGTTTTCTGGTTTCATGTTATTTGGTTGGTGGTTTCATTTTGTGAATTGGTTGAAATCTTTGGATTAAAATACTTAGAGCGTCTGCTTGCCTAAGATAGATGTCATCTAGCGTTCGATTAGCGTCTTCGCTTATTTTGTTAAAAAGATAGGATGCGCAATTAATCCTCCGGTGAAGCATCCCTATAAAGTCTCTACCCCAAAAAGGGCTATATCTTTTGTATCCAGATGGCTCTCCTGCTTTTTTAGAAAGATATTGCAGCCTATTCACCTCCTTGGTTATTAGCCCGTGATAAAATCGAGTTTGCTTTATTTCGGTTGCGTATTTTTTTGAATCTTCCTTCGTCCTTTGTTCTGCTATTCCTTTGCATTGCCTCTGTCTTCTTTCTCTTAAGAATGTTGAAATAGATTCCTCGATACGTTTTTTATCGAGCATTGGATTGCTTGGTCTAAAAAATCCGGAAATAACTTTGGTTCTTGCGTCATAGGAATACTGAGTTGCGCATCCCCCGCAAACGCTGCGCTTCTTCATGTTTCTCGCTTCTGTCGGAGTCACCTTCCCGCTAAAAAACGAAGAAGGTCGGACTAGCCCTCTAGCCACAGCGAATTTCCACCATTCGCGGCGAAGCGATTCATTGCGGCTAAAGGGCGTCTCAAAATACATGGAATCAGTCTTCTAAAAACGCGATAGAAGGAACCGCACCAGTTTGTTTTGAATACATCAACTGAACCTTGCACGATGAAATAACCGCTCTGGCCGTGTTGTTGACTTCTTTTACTTCTTGAGCAGTTTTTCTACCGCTTCTTAAATCTGCATAGACTTTTAATAGGTCGTCACGCAGTTGCTTGATGTTATTTGGTGCTTTGTCCATTTTGCTTGTTGTTTGTTGTTTGTATTACAGGAGATTTTTAGACCGCCTCGCCGTCCACGAAAGCGATTTGCCCGTCGATGATATGCAAACCCTCCGTGCCGGGGGATTCCCTCATGACTTCCATCCAGACTTGAAATCCACGTTCGGCGGCAAGTTCCGAAAGAACCTTGAGGTTAGAGCTATTCATAAGCGCCCCTTCCCTCACGATCACGATCTTCAAGTTAGGATTCTGACTCATAGCAACCAAAGCCGACACTCGGATTTGCTCCGCCGTGGACAACTGCGAGAAAAACACGCCGTTCATCAAAACGCCTTCGTCCGTCAACTCTAAGCCGTCCAAAGGAAGGTTCGCGTCTTTGATCGCGTTGGACTTCGCGAGGTCGATCTCCTCAATCCTGCGATCAAGCGTGGCGTATTCAGCGCGGAGTTTCTTCACCCTGGCGGTGAGTTCGCCGTGCTTGCGTGCTTGGCGCACGGCGCGGTTGGTTTCATCGACTTTGCTGATGGCTTCTTTTGCGGCGGCGAGATCAGCGTCGGTGGGGGCGGAGGTGACGGTTGTTTCCAGAAGCGTTCTCTTCTTTTCCAGCGTTTCGCTCATTTCCCGCTGCGCCCTCTTTGCTCCTTCAAGCTGTTCCGTCAGGCGAGCAACGGCATCAATGGCTTGCCCATAAGTTGCCTTCATGGTGACATAATCCGCATCAGCAGCAGACACGGCTCTGACTTTCTCCTCCATCCCCCGCAAAGTCTCCATCAACTCCGCCGCAGACAACTCCTCGGTCGGGACATCTAAAGCAGGCTCAGGCACCGCAGCGAGCTGCGCAACCGCTTCCTTGCCGTCACGGCCTGCGGCAGTGCGTTCGGCGTAGTGGCCGGCGCGCTTTGCATCCAGTTCGGTGAAGTCGAGTCCAGCGGCAGTCTTGAGGGCTTCCACTTGTGCCTTCGGCTTCAGGCGAGTGAATTCCAGCGGGTCGAATGCGTAGTTGCCAAGCAGGCCGTTAAGAAACGTCTGAGCCTTCTGCACGGGGATTCCGTTGGCGTCAGTCAGTGTGAGATAGCTGCCCTTCTTCGTGATCTTGCGTTCCAGAAGATACTCGGCCTTGTCGGTGCCAAGGGTCAATTTCACGGAAGCCGCTGGGCGACCGTGGCGGATCGGGTCATCCAGTCCGGTGTTGCTGAGAGCGAGGATAATGCCGTCGAGCACGGAGGACTTGCCTTGGCCGTTGTCGCCGGTCAGAACGACGGGCTTGCCAGTGGTGGGGTCGATCTCGATGGCGGAGATTTTCTTGAGGTCGGTGATTTCTAGGTGGAGGATGTTCATGGTGTTGTTATTTGTAGGAGAGTGGTCCGACGCGCACGGTTTCCCGTTGCTGCGCACACGCGCCGGATTGGTTGCCGGTCTTTCCCGGCTGTCACCTGTGTGCGGAGCTATTGTCGATGGTTCGACGCATTTTCCAGAACTCCTATTTGGGGCCGTGCCTTCCGTCAGTGTTGCGGCCATACCGTGACGCTCTCTACGTGGCTATTGCCTCGGGCGCGTCTGACGTGGTAGAAATCTATCAGAACGGGATATGATCGTCGTCCACTTCCTCCACCGGAGCAGACGGAGGTTGTTGCTTCGCGGGCGGTGTCGATAGCGTCGTGCCATCAACCGTTGTTTTTCCGTAGAGGAATGCTTCGATCGCGTTCTTCTCGCAGTCTTTCCCCGCCTTGCTGACAAATTTCTCAATCTTCAGCTTAGCTGTTCCAGTGCGAGCCTTAATCCACTTCAGCGTATCAGCGTCGGTGAAGTTGATCTTTCGGCCAGGAGCCATCTGGCCGGAGCAGGCTTTCATGAATTGGTCGATCTTCCATTTGGCGGCTTCGCAGAAGACGAGGTTTTCTTCGACTGTCGTGGTGCGGCCGGTTCCGTCGGAGAATTCAAACTTGATGGGAAGCATTGAGTTTCCGCTGGTGCGGCCGGTGGTCATCTCGTTGATTTCGAGAATCTTCCATGCGTATTCGCCTTTCGGGAAAACAATGAAATCGCGGTCTGCTGGGTCTTGGTATTCGTATTTTGTGGGGTCCATTATAGTGGTAGTTTCAGTTGGTTGGGATCGTCAAAAATATTAGGCAGGTATGGTTCATTCATCGGTGGCAGGGGCGGAGAGTTCAGCGGTGTATTTATTCACGGCGTCACGGAAGCCATCGGCTTTGTTGAGGATGTTCTTCCGCTTGGCTTCTTTCAGGTCCGTGAGCGCCTGCCCATCGACCAGCCAGCCGATGTTGACCAGATAGGCAGTCGCCTCGGCCTCGATGCCCTTGAACACGACTGCGAGTTCATCGACACTAGCAGAGGTCTTGGCGACCGCTGCGCGCTTGGCGAATTCATCCCATGAGAGTTCCATTTCGGACGGGAGGTCGAAGCGGGACTTGGCGAGGAAACCGGGGCGCTCTTCGGTGTACATGACGCGCCGGCCTTCGCCGGACGCTTTGGATTTCTTCGCGCCTTTCTCCTTGCGGAACGATGTCTGGAAGTTGGCGAAGAACATGCAGTCCACGGCTTCGTGGAACGTCGCCGCGGATTGCTGGTGCATCTTGAGCAGATAGCGGTCGTAGCGTTCGCCTTCGATGACATCCTCGACGGTTTTCACCAGCGAGTGACCAAGACCGATGACGTTCATTTTGTTTCTCAGGCGTTTGAGGCGCTTGAAGAATTCAACCCACTGTTCAGTGGCTCGGACGTATCCCTTGCCGAACCCGCCGTCGATCTCCTCGATGGATTTGCAATTTGATTCCCGGCAAAGGAAACTCCAAAGCAGAGGTTCCAGACCGTTGATCGTGTCGAAAACCGCTGTCTCGAATTCGTGCTTCTCGTTTTCGAGCGTGTCGATTGCGGCGATGGCTTGCTGCCATGTTTCCAAGATCGGAAACCGCGCAACGTCCATGGTGCCGGTGCCGTCGTCGGTGCCGATAAAAATCGGTTTCGGGGCGGCTGCGGCGAACGATGATTTACCAACGCCACCAACCCCGTAGAGGCCGATGAAGTGAGGGCGGACGATTGGCCCGCGTGTGATGTTATTTAATAGGCTCATACTGTTATTATTTGTTTGGGAGAATGATGTCGAGGGCGTCACGGCCAGCGGCGGTGATCTGAAGGCGGAATGCACGGCGGTCTTTTTCGTCTGGAACACGCTTCACCAAGCCCATGGCGGCGAGTTTGTCGGCGATTGTCGTGACCGACGCCGCCTTGATCTTGAGCAACCTTGCCAGATTGGACATATAAACGCCTTTCTCGGATTTGTTGAGTATCGCCAGCGTGGCGATGTGGCTGAACGTCGTGATGTGGTGCTCTTTGCAGGCATCCAATGATTTTAGAAATTTTTCGGTGAAGTTCATGTTTCGTAGGGTGTCCCGATCCGGTGGGAGTTTTAAAGACCAGCAGGTCAGGCACTAGAGGTCGCCACCCATCCACCGGATCGGAAAATTGTTATCGTTCCAGATTTGCTTCGATGTAAGAGACGATGTCGGACAGGCGGTAGCCGATACGCTTCCCAACGCAGAGAGAGACACGGGGGATTCCCATGGCGTCCATCGTGCGAGGCTCGACGTTGAGTAAGCCAGCCGCCTGTGACCGGCTGATGAGCGTGATCCGGTCCCGGCACTCCGTGAGGATGTGCTGGACAATCTCGGCGCGCGCTTGGCTGAGAACGGTTTCGAGCTGTTCGGGGGTGAGGGTGATGTTCATGCGGAAAAAACGGTGATGGCGACGAGGGCGGCGAGAATGAGTGCGCAGGCGAGGATCACTCGGCCCGCCATGATCATTTTGCGGTGGCGGTATTGGTGTTCGGATTCCATGGTGGTTAAATTCCTGGGCAGAGGTGGAGGTGGGCAATGACCGCGAAAACCACGGCGTTGATTCCGATGATGATGGCGAGGGTGATTTTCATGCGGTGGCTTTTCCTGCGTCTTTTTCATTCATGGCAGCCACGGCGGCGGCGATAAAATTCACGGCATCCTCAAAAGGAACGGTGAACATTTCCCCATGCAGTCGCTCTTCATCATAATATTTATGAGAACGCCGCTCGATAACTGAGTAATGTTTGCTTTCGCATGATACAAAAACTCGCAGTATCGGAGAAGAGCTAACTGTGGATAGTGATGCCAACCGCTCTTTTGGCTTTTGTGTCTTTCCGATCTTCACGACCGAGTTTGCGTATTCAATAACATAGACAAATCCAATCTCGCTACGGCGACAGGGGCCTGCTAATTTCATGCGTTTAAGCATTTCGTTGAAAAAGCACTGGCTTTGATAATCAGGGTGCGACTTTTCCAAAAAATCAGCGGCATACGCCTCCTCAGATTCTAACCGCGACGCCTCATCATCGAAATCATCGCCGTTTAAATCGATCAATAATCGCAAAGCGCAGGCCATGAGGTCTTGCTCGACAGACTTTATGTAGAGCAACTCCCGCTTGTTGCGTGGAACGTATTTGTGAATAGCCTCGTTCCAATAATTAAGTATTGCGAGCTTACCTTGCCCATTGACCATGTGAACGCTATCCATAACGCTGATGCCTACGGGATAATATCCTCGCACCCATTGATTCTTGTTATTGATTCCGGCACCTTGGAGGACTTCGAGTTTCGTCATTCCAATTATGCGCCCGATGTCTTTTGCGCTGATTTCAAGAATTCGGTATCCCATGCGTCCAATCGAGGTGGTGACTGATAACGATGGCGCGCTGGTTGGGATGATGTCGTTCATGCCCCCGTCCTCCCCGTAATGCTTGCTTGGTTTTCCCGAATCAACTGCTCCAGCCATGTCGAGAATGACAAGCCAGAGGCAAAGGCGATTTTTTGCCCCGCCTTCAAAATGGCCGGGTTGATGGAAATGTTTTGGCGAACCTTTATGACCCTTTTTTTGGGCGCGCCCCGCTTGCGTGTAATTTGCTTTGTGCTCATTCGATGCGCAAGGGCTACACAAGCCTTGCGCACCAAGCAACATCAATTTTACAATTATTTATTTATACACACGATAAATCGTGTTGCGGTGTGTATTCCGTGGGTGTATAGTCCATTCCATGAGCGCAAAAAAAACCACGAAACCAAAGGATAAAAACCCCTTGGAGGCAGTCCGCGTGAACATTTCCCTGACGCGCGGAACGCACGAAGTCTTAAAAGACCTCGCGGACCATCAACACCTCAGTTCCTCCGCCGTGATAACCTGCCTTATTCGCCGCAAGGCGGAGGAAGTCGGATTGCTATCCCCTTCCATCAATCCCGCAAATTACACCTACGAAGACCCCGACTCCGCTGATTATCCTCATCCCTTGGGAAACGACAACAAATGCTCCCCTTCCATCCCTGCGCTTTCTGCTCTAAAACCTCCGTTTCAGGAGGAAAGGAGGCTTAGATCAAAATAAACCGACATCAATAATCCGAGTATCCGCGATTATCCTGTGGCCCGCCAATATCTCCGCCGTCGCGCTCTTGAGCCTTGTCCTCAAGCTCCATCTGCCTCATTTCTGGCGATTTTTCCATTTCAAATTTTCGCGACAAATACACCTCTTTTGGGGTTTGCGGGACAGGCTTGTTTTCGGACCATATTTTTGACATCAGCCCAAAAAACAGGAGCGCGAGAAAACCTAAAAGACCAAACATAAACAGAGGCGGGCTAATTTTCATACGCCCAAACCTACCATGCACGTCGTAAAATACAAGTCCGTTTCCGTGAACGTCTATCCATGGCGGCACCCATCCGGAAGAGAGTATTGGCGGTTCAAGCAGGGAGGCAAGGACGTGACCCGCAGCACGCTCGAAAAAGCCAAGCGGGACGCGAAGAAGCACGCTCAGACGATTTACCGTGGCAGTCTGGATCTAAACATCCTGGAAGCGGATGAAATCCGGAAACTGCAACGCATTGTCGAGGCGGGGGCACTCCAGCACGTCGAGGAGTTCCTGCTATGGCATTCCCGGAAAGCACCTAAGAAACTCGCCATTGACGCTTACACCGAATTTCTCGCTTTGAAGGAGAAGAACGCCGGTCGTTCGACTCAGAACGTCCGAACCATCCGAAAGCACGTCAAGCCGTTCATCGACATCCACGGGAAATCCGACCTCGCATCCATCACCGTGAAGGACATCGAGGATTATATGGAATCCAACCCGAAAAACAAAAACCGGACCCGCCGCAACATCAGGGCGTCGCTGGTGACGTTCTTCCGGTGGTGCCGACTCAGGGAATACCTCCCCGATGAACGCACGGCGGCGGAGAAGGCGGAGATCCCGATGGTGACTGACACGGTGCCAGAAACCTACACGCCCGACGAGCTGCGCGTCTTGCTGGCCAATGTTCGCCCGGATTTCCGGGCATGGCTCGCGGGCGCCGCGCTGGCGGGCATCAGGACCGATGAGATTTGCCCGATCGCCGGGAGTCGGAAACCTCCGCTGGATTGGAGCGACATTGACTTCGAGCGCGATCAGATCGTTGTAAGCCCTGCCACGGCCAAGATGAAGCGCCGGAGGGTTATTCCCATGTGCGCGGCACTCAAGGCGATCCTGCTGCCGCTCAGGAAGCCCCAAGGCCCCATGCACGCTACAATCGCCCCCACCCGGAGCGACGGCAAGAAGATCGTGGCAGAAACCGCCCGGCTGGGCGCATTCATCGGCGGATGGAAGGACAATGCCCTGCGGGCATCTTTCATTTCATTCCGGTGCGCCCTGAAAGGAATGGGCGTCACGGCCATGGAGGCCGGAAATTCGGAGGATGAAATCAAGAAGTCCTACCTGGATGCCAAGAGTCCCGCCGAAGCGGAGGCTTGGTTTTCAGTGTCCGCGTTTTCGCCGATCACCGAACATTTACCGAACACAGCGAAAAAACCTTGATTCTATATGGTGGAGGCGAGGGGAGTCGAACCCCTCAAGGGGTGCTTCTTTACGTTTTGTAAAGATCGGTTTTGGCTTGTTTTTTAGGTGTTTTTCTCTGTTTTTCATCCCAACGAAACGTGAAGAATCCCGGCTTTCACAGAACATTTACCGAACATTTTTAAGCACCGCCTTACAATCAATGCAGACGAGCTTTCCATTTTTCTCCATCGGTGTCCCGAATTTGCAAACCGGGCAGTCCGGCAAATCAGCGTAGGACTTCGGGGCGTAGAACGGCTGACCAGATGGCGAATGCGCGTCTTTTACCGTCGGAATGGATTCGAGTCCTTTTTTCATGGCTTTTTCAGTTTATCCCGGCAAACCACCCTCCCGGCTGCGATTTCTCGGAGCAATGCGCGCCAACTCGGCCGGCCGGAATAGATTCCGGCGCGTGCGGTGGCGTTGCATTTTCTGGAGATCGCCAGCAATGATTTGATTTCGTCGGCGTCGAGGTCGATGGTGTGGCGTTTTTTCATGCGGTTCTTCGTAAAGGGATAATATTTCTCGCTACTTCCGCATCCAGCGGGCTATCCACCGTCGTCTTGCCGGCGGTATGCAAGTAAAGCTGTGTTGTTTCCAAACTCGTATGGCCGAGCTGTTCTTGAATTGTTTTGATGTCCACCCCATCGCGCAGTAGGCCGGTGGCATAGCTATGGCGGAGCGCATGCGGGTTCACCCGTTGCGTGATGCCTTGCAGTTCCGCCGCCTCCTTTAGCGCCGTCACCAGTCGTTTGTCAGTCGCATGCCAACGATCCGTCCCATGGACTTTCTGAGATGGAAAAAGCCAATACCATGGCAGCGTCCCAAAGGTTCGGCGGCCAAACTTGCGCATCAGACTTTCCTCATTGTGCGGGCAGATGATGCCGCTTGCGCGGTCGCGCTCCCATTGCATCCGGCAGGCCATGATTTGTTGTTCCAGATCCGCCACCAGGAATTCAGGAATCCGCAGCGCGCGGGACTTCCCGCCCTTGGCCTCATAAATTGTCAACACCCGATCCTCAATCCGCACATCCTTCAGCCGCAGCGTCAGCATGTCGCTTTCGATCCGCATGCCGGTTCCTGCCAGCAGTCCCGCTTGCAATCGCGGCACCCTTGGCATGGTTTGCATCATGCCGAGGATTTGGCGCATCGTGAGCACCGAGCGCATTGGCTTCGATCGGTTGCGCTTCGGAAGATCAAATTCCCCAAACTCCTTCAGCAAAACTTTTTCATAGAAAAACTTCAGTGGATTCAAAGCGTGCCACACACTGTTCGATGAAATCTTTTTCACGCTGGCCAGGTGGTTCAGATAGTCTTGCACCCCGGTGATTTCTCCACGCTTCATCATCCCCGCAAACTCCGCGATCGTCGGCCCGTAGGTTTTTCGAGTATTCCGAGCCAGCCCCGCATTCAGCGCAGCCGTTTCGAAAGCCTTCATTACTTCTTCAATCGTTCTCATCGGATCGGATTTGTGGTTATAGACACTTATTGGTTCCTATAATTAACTGTTCTGTGTATGAAATGGGAGCACGTCCTGCGCGAGACGAGCGGCGGCGATTTCGCAATAGCGTTCCTCCCGCTCGATGAGCACGGCGCGTTTCCCGAGATTCTTTGCGGCGTGTCCCGTGGTGCCGGAGCCTGCCCACGGGTCGAGGATGGTTTCCACGTTCCCCGCTTGCTGGATGCACCATTGCATCAGCCCCAGCGGCTTTTGCGTCGGGTGTTGCGGGTTGCTGTCCGAGCGGCATCGGTGGTGTTTTGCTGGCCCTGGGATATTCGTGAAGGCGATTTCCGCACTGCTTCGCGTTTCCAAGTGCTCCACATGAGGCTTTTGCCACATCAGGAACTTTTTGTGAGGCGGCAGCAGGTTGCACAAGTAGTTCATTCCCCAGATGATTTGCAGGGTGGCTTTCTCCATTGCGGCGGCGATGGCTTCCCCGTCGATTTTTTCATCATCCCAGTTTCCTTTCCTCGCCATGCCATAGCGGCGAGTCGTCCTCGATCCGTCGAGAGCGTTCATTCCATACGGCGGATCTGTCAGCAGGAGGTCAAAGCTTTCCAGCATGGGCATGATTTCCCGGCAGTCTCCGTGATAGATCGTCACGTATTCGTCGCGGTAGAACGGCACCGGCAACACAGAACAAGGCATCGCTCCTAACAGCCCACCGCCCCGCAGTTCAGCGGTGGCGTGGCTAGGAGGCTCAGGGAGTGGCGGAGTGGCGTTCACGGGCTGTAGGAGGATTTATGCGTTCTGGCCACGGAATAGATCGCCTTGCGCGAGTTCGCGCTTGATCCGTTCCACGGCGTTTTTGAAGTGTTCCGGGTCTTTCTCGATGCCAATGGCTTTCCGCCCGGTGCGGATTGCGGCGATGATCGTTGACCCGCTGCCCATGTATGGGTCGAGCACGGTTGCACCTTCCGGCACCTTGGCTTTGTCCATGCACCACGCCATGAGCGCCACGGGTTTCTGCGTCGGATGAACGCGGGTCATCGTTTCCCCCGCCATGCTCAAGTCACGCTTGCAGTAGATTCCATGCCCGCCCTTCATCCACGCTTCCTCAGCATCACTCAGGAACGATCCGAAAGCTGCATCCATTCGCTTGATCCAGATCAGTTTGGTTCCCACTGGCAAGCGTGCGCCGAAGTGATTGGAGCCGAAGAGAACCACCTTTTCCCATGCGAGCCAAGGCGACGGGTCGAAGGGCTTGTCATCGTCGATGATGCCTTTCGCGTAGATCCTTGGATTCTTCGGGCGGCGTTTTTGGCTGGCTTCACTTCCACCCTTGAATCGGGCGTTTTCACACGGCCATGCCATCCCATATGGCGGGTCACTTATCACGGCATCCACGCCTTGCAGCGTCGGCGCAATGTCCATGCAGTCGCCCAGCCACACCTCAACCCCAAGAGCCAGAACAAGACGCTGCATGGAACGCCGAGGAGCGTCCTTGTCGAGTTCGGGCTGTAATTGGTCGGCGTCCATGAGCTAGGCGTTCGTCTGATAATGAATGCACCCAAAGTCCGGCCCCGTGATGAGTTCGCCTGTGCAACCTCCTTCGTCGCACGTCGATACTCCGTCGCGCCGCATCTTGCGGTTGTCGCGTTTGCCGTAAGTCGGCTGAATCACCATTGGATGCTGGCAGTATTGAAGTTGGATTCCGTCTTCCGTGTGACCAGTTTGCCACAACTTACCCGGTTCGCCCCAGAAACGACAAGACGAACAAGTCACTCCTGGACAACCCTCACCAGTCTCCTGTTTGAGTTCGGTTTCGGGCTTCGATGTATCATTTTCGGTTTGCATAGTGTTTTAGTGGTTAGCGGTGAGGGTGCCAGAGCTAGGCGTTCATGGCCTTCACTTCGGGCGTTTTTTGGTGGCACGGAGTTCCCGAAGAGCGCCTTCCTGCATCCAACGATGCGGGACGTTCCGTCCGGTTTCCCATGCTGTGATTTGCCCCTTGCCGAGGCCGAGCAAGGCTTCCGCCCCGGCCTGTGTCAGGCCGAGGCGGTCGCGCTCGCTTTTAAGTTGGTCGGCGAAGCTCATGCTGTTTTGACGGTGACGCTTTCTCCGTTTGCACCTTCGACCGTGACGGACGTTGGGCGGTTTTGGATTCCGGTGATCTTGGAGAAGATCTTGTGCTTGCCCTTGGAGTCGAAGCCCTCGGAGGCGAGGAGTGAGCGGAAGCCGGCGGCGGTGTGCTTGGTGACTTGCTTGGCGATGTAGGATTCGAATTTCATTTTCTTGGTTGGTTTGTTGTTGGTGTTGCTCAGTGGCAACACGCACAACTTACGAGATTCTCGCACAAGGTCAATATTTATTTTACGAGATTCTCGTTTTTATTCGGGCGTCCATTTTCGGCCATGAACAAGACGCTGATGACAAGCGCCGGAAGCGCCCTGTCAGGAATCGGAGTCTTGCGCGGCGCTGTCATAGCTCAGCGTTAGCCTCAGAGATTTCATCCCACAGGGAGGGCGGTAGCCATATGTCGTTATCCTTTGCCTCAAAGGCGTCTCCCGCCGTGAAGACGAGTCTGATTTCCCTCCCATCAATGGACCGCAAGAACTCGTCCAGATACTCCCGCTCGTCGAGCGGGAGGGCGGCGCGTTCGTGTGGTAGTGCTTCGTCGTATAGGGCGATCAGCCCGGTTTTCATTCGTGCGTTCATAATCAAGAAAGGCTAACAAGTGGATGCTGGCAACGGCGGGAAGTTGCCTGTTTGGTTTATTCGGAGTCCAGCGCCCGCCGCGCCAGATCCTTGTCGTTCTACCGAGAAGGGATCGGACCTTCCCGCGTAGATCGTGATTACCAGCGTTTGCTTTTCTTCGGGCCGCTCATGAGTGCTGCGATCAGCGCGATGATTCCCACGATTGCGATGATGCCGAGAACCAGTCCAAGGCTGATCAAGATCGGCGACAATACCCACCACCACGACCATGCAATGACATTGCAGAGTTTCAGGGTGATGAAGACGATGGTGAGGAGACCGGCGAAGCCGATTCCTCCTGATGTGCTGCTATTGGTGTTACTCATTTTTTCGGTGTTTTGGGGTGATTCGGAAGAGGTAGAACAAGGGAGTGATGGCAACGGGAACTAGCCGTCGATGTCGTTTGAGTTATCGGAGTCCTGCGCGGCTAGTTCCCGCGCCATACCCCCAGCGTTCTGCGGAAAAGTATCGCGCCACGCCCAGACATGGGCGGCGTGTTTCCGTTGTGCTTTTGAGATTCCAGACGAGTCCGTGAATGTTACAGGGTCATCCATTCTTTCGCGCCAGTAGGCGATCCAGATGGAATGCCAAAGACGCAGAACAAGTCGCGGCAGGACAACCGCCCATTTGCTTTTCAATTTCATATCGTTTTCCCTTCATGCGCGGCGGTGCCTGCGCTTTTTGCGTTCGGCAGAGATGAAGATCCGCAGATGAAGCATGTCCCATCCATGGCTCGGCTGAAGTTGCAAACATGTTCGCGCAATTTGCGCTCGCGTTGTTCCGTCACCGTTTCTGGTTGGCGGATTTTCACCCACTCCCCGCATTCCGGCCCACGCTCCTTCCAGACTTGGAGTGAGCGCATGACTTGTCGTGCTTCAACTTTCTGCGCCATGTATCGGCTTTGATCGTCATCCGCGCCGTAGGCGAGCACCTGCATAATTTCCCAGCGGAATGACGGAGCGCCACGCCACCAGTAGAATCCGGGAGCATCGGGCCAGCCGAACAAGGCATCGCTGCCAACCGGCACTATCTTTTCAGTTTCTTTGCTCATGGTCGTTTCATTTGCTGCCGGTGGCAGGATTTTTGTCGTTCATTTCACTGGAAGAGAGGCGGGGGAAGAACCCCCGCCCGGTCGCATCATGCGGCATACCATCCGCCATTCCGCTTCGTGAACCACAGCACCCGCATCGAGCGGCTGACGATGGCGTAGCGGTTTGCGCCGTCGTAGTAGCGGACTTCGCCGCCCTCATTGCGCTTGTCCAAGTGGCCAAGGTCTTTGGCACCAAGAGCGCGGCGGGCTTTCTCTTGCTTGTCCGAGTGGCGATCCATTTCCTTGAGTTGCTTGTCGGTGGCAAAGATTGTTCCGATTCCGTTTTCTTGGATACGGTTTCCGTTGATGATTGCTGAGTTGATGATGGTTTCGAGTTGCATTGCAGTGGTTGGTTGACGGCGTTACTCTGTCCGCATTGCAGACACTTGGCAAGGATTATTTTCTGCATTGCATACTTTTTTTTATCGGGTATGGTTTGCCCATGACCTTCGCCGAATCGCTTGCCGAGTTTTCCGCCGCCCAGATCGTCGCCGCCCTTGGATGTCCCCGACAGACGGCCTATGCGTGGCTTGATGGCACGCGCCAGCCCCCCGAATGGCAGCAAGCGCTTTTCCTTGCGGCGATCCGTCGGCACGCGAAGAGAAGAGATGCCGGAAGATGACGGCAGAGAACAAGACGGTGATCCCGATGGAGACCCGCCCCGAGTCAGGCTTTCAGTGGTGGCTATCATGATTTTTGGTGTGGCTGGCTGGCGCTCCCGTCTCCACGGGATACCTCTGCGTTCGGCGGAACCAATCCCGGAACCAATCCCGGGAACGACTTACGATATTGGTCAGCATGAGATTCCACGAGGGTTTTCACGCACAATGCGACTGACCAATACGCCCGACTTTACGGAACATCAAGAAAAATAATCATCTGTATGGTAAATATCGTTATTTATTTTTTAAACTTCCGCCTTGATGTTTCGTGGGGAATTGTCATTTTCCCCTGCATGTCCAAAATTTCCATTCCTCGCTTACTTAAAAAGAAGGACGTGGCGGCGGCGTTATCCTGCTCTGTGCGCCACGTCACCCACTTAATCCAGACAGGCAAACTCACGTCGATCAGCCTCGGCGCTAAAACCGTGCGCGTCACTTTTGAATCCGTGGAAAACTTTATATCTGGAAAATGAACGCCATGGCCCTTGACCCATCCGATTACGATTTCGAGCCTGAAAACGCCCAACCACCCAAGGACGACCTGCCGGATTACAAACCGCCATCTTCACCCCTCCGCCTAGTTCAGCCCGCCACCGAGCCAAACCCGCCCCCGCATTCGGTAGGAAGTGAGAAGTCTATCCTCTCCCTCTACTGGGCATGGCCGGAAACTCGACCAGCGATCCAGCAAGCAGGCGTTTCCGAGGATCATTTCTATTCTCCCGGAAACCGGGTAATATGGAATGCTCTCGCAGCTCATCCCGACGCCGACCTCCCGTTGCTCGCTCAACGCCTGCTCGACTCCGGTCAACTCGACCGGGCAGGCGGGGCTGCATCCTTGGCTGATATTTACAGTTATGCGCTGCTCCCTCAGTGTCTTGACCAGCATCTTCAGATCCTCGCCGAGAAATCAGCCGCGCGGTCAGCTATGACAGCATCGCGTAAGCTCATCGACGACCTCGAAGCCAGTCCCGGCGAGTCCGCAGAAATCCTCTTGCGCGCCGTCACCAGCCTCAAGGACATCGCAGACGCTGCTGGGTCCACGTCCCCGTTACTCGCTCGCGCCTACGCTCTTCAATACTCACCATTCGCCCGACCTCCCGCCGACGAGGTTCTCATGCAAATCGGCCAGGCACCCATTGCCGCCCGTGGAAACCTCACCGTCCTGCAAGGCAAAGCCAAGGTCGGCAAGTCTGCGGTCGTCGCCAGCATCCTCGGCGCAGCCCTGCGTGGCAGATTCCAAGCCAAGGGCGACACGCTGGGCATTGACTGGACAGCGGATCGCCACACCGGCGCGGTGATCCACCTCGACACCGAGCAATCCCCTGCCGACTGGTGGGCGCTCGTCACCCGCGCATTCGCCCGCAGCGGCAACAAACAATTCCTCGACCGGTTGGTTTCGATTCCTCTCGTCCAGTTCAGCCGGCGCGATCGTTTGGCGATCCTTGAATCCGTCATCGCCGACCAGATCCGCCAACGCGGCACGGTGGATCTGGTCATCATCGACGGCGTGGCCGACCTCTGCACCAGCCCAAACGACGAGGAGGAGTCTTTAGAGCTGGTCGCTAAACTCATGGCAATCTGCCACAAACACAACGTGGCGATAGTGTGCATCCTCCACGAAAACCCCGGCACCGATCAGGGAAAAACTCGTGGGCATCTCGGGTCAGAACTCAACCGCAAAGCCTTCGCCAACCTCCGAATCGACAAGGACAAGGACGGCGTTTCGACTCTTTACGGCACCGATATGCGCAAGCGGGACATCCCTCAGAATCAGGGCGTTTGCTTCGTCTGGAACGATGAGGAACACATGCACACGGTCATTGGATCAGCCCGTGAAGTTGAGGCCGAGCGCAACTCCGAGAAGTCTCAACGGTCGAAATCCCGCAAGCTGGATCAGGACCGCGCAGGGCTCGAAGACATCTTTGGAGATGAAGAATCCATGGCATACTCGGAGCTTTGGCCTGCCGTCGTGGACCGATTCGCGGTCAAGGAGCGCATGGCCAAGAACAAAGTTTCGGAGTGGATCAAGGCGGGAGTCGTCGTCAAAAACGCATCGGGGGAATATGAAATCGGCCCGTGAACGCCTAAATCTTCCCACCATGACCTTCTCTGCCACTCTGCCGCGCCTTGCGCTTCCTAACGAAAAACCCGCTCCGAACTCGGAGCGGGTCATGGTTGTGTGCGGCGTCTTGTTGAGTGTCTTTGGGTTAGGCGAGCGGTGCGAGCGCACGGAGTGCCAACGTGGACGGCATCCGGCCAGACTCCCAACCCTCGACGGTGCGGCGGGAAACCCCGATCTCGTCTGCGAGCTGCTGAGTGGTCAATCCGGCCTTCTCGCGGATCGCTTTGATGCCGGGGCCGTAGTCCATGACGGACCCGTCATCCGCGAGGATGACGGGCTGGCCATAGGGACTGGATGGGTGATGGGTGGTGACTCTCATGGCTTAGGCAAAAAGGCTATTGGCTTTGTGATCGTCGGCCTCAAACGCTGCCTTGATCTCATCGGCATTGGCTTCGGCTTCGGCCCACTCGACAAAATCGGAGTAAGCGGCCTCGCCGATCATGCAGTTGGTAAAATTGTGGGACATGCGCTCATTGTTGCCGTCGTAGATGTCACCGTCCTCGTCCAACGAGATGTATGCGATATCACTTGCTCCGCACTTGATGAGGACCGCAACGCTGCTGTCGTTGTATCCCTGGATGCACCAAGTCCAGTCGCCCTTGAGGGACTTGACCCAGTTGCGGGAGCCGTAACGAGGGGTGGAGGTGGTCTTGCTGATTTTGATGGTCGTTGTCATGGTCTTGGTTGTTTTGGTGGTTTGGGTAGTCGCGTCGTGCAACTGGGAAGACAATACGCACGGTGCGTAAAAACAACAAGCTTTATTTTACGCAAAATGCGTAATTCTTTTTTCCGCCCCGAAAGGGGTCCACTCAACGCTGATGGTCTGGGACGGCGGACGTTGGACGCCGATTCCAAGTGAGACGTTCCCCGCCGTTCCCAGCACCTACTTGTTCAGCTCTTTTGGGGTGGTGTGAAAATAAACGAAGAAATATTGAAAAGCGTGTTGACGGAATCAAAAGGAAAGGGTATCTCTATTCACGTAAGCGAAAGCGAACCCCAAAACAAAATGACAACCACAATCGAAATCGGAACTCAGGTCGAAAGAATCGCCAGTGACTACACCAACGGACGCAAGGGCGAGGTGATCGAAATCAACGAAGGCCGCGCCCGCGTCGCTTGGAGCGACTCACCCCGCACATGGGTGAAGTTCTCAGCCCTCAAGGTGATCGACCAAAAAGTGATCGCCGGGCCATGGAGCGAAACCCCAAACATGAAGAGCCACAAAGCAGCCCGCACCGTGACTCTCGCAGACGGAACCACCTACCGGGAATATCGGAAATGAAACCAACAAGAGGAGGCCCCCGAAAGGGGGCCGGGCGGAAGCCGACAGGCCGCACCGTCACAACGTCCAGCATCAACCTACCGCCCGAGCTATGGGACAAGCTGGATGCACTACGCGGGGAACTCACGCGCTCGGCATGGATCGCCGCCAAGATCAAGAATGCACGACTCTGAATATCTGCTGAACAGTTAATTAAGCCGACCAGGCCGCGAATAACTACACCCCAAAAACCGCTACTCAAACGAACACAGTGCAATGGTGCAATATTGGTGCAATTTTTAGTGCAATATTGCACCCCCGCCGGGTAGGTGCAATGCCCTTGGTGCAATGGTGCAATATTCCCCCCTCTTTAGAGGGGAATTGCACTATTGCAAATTGCACTACCGGCGACAGCATCGGAAATGCTGGAAATTAGTTAGAACGAAAACATTGCACTGCACCAACTCTCGACAACTCTCCACAACTCTCCACGACTCGACAAACCGACCATGACCACCGGAATCCACATCATCCCGACCAACTCGACGGACCACAGAGATCCCCGCTGTTTGCGTCAGGATCAACGTGGCGGGCGTTTCGCGGATCTTGTGGGCGTCGGTGCCAAATCGGACTGGCTGACTCCGAAATCGATCCTAGAGATATTCAAACAAGCGTTTGAATATTGTCGCATCGTCGGATCATGATTCAAAAATATGAATCCCCTCGCGCGCGCGGGTGCGGACGCGAAAATCCGTTCTTGCCTAAAAACTACATTTGCAAGTAATTTGCGTTATGGACCTGATTGAAGCAATCAACTCAAAACTCCCCGAAGGCCGCCGACCGATCACCAGCCTCTCGCACCCAGGAGAGATCAACCGACAGATTGCCGAGGTGCTCGCCGAAACCGTTTCGAGTGCCGAAGTAGGGGAGACGATTAAAAGTTTGCTCACGGCTGACAAGCGAACGAAGGAAGGCGGCTACGAACCAGACTGGCGCGCCCGTGAAGCCGGCGCAAAGCTCTGGCTCGCGTATCAGGTCGGCCTGCCCGTCCAACGCCAAGAGATCCACCAGACGATCACCACGCGCTCCGAGGAGGAGAACATGAAGACGCTGGCGAGTCCGGCGATGCTCGCGGCGATGAAAAGCTTGATTGCGAAGGCTGAAAATGTTCCACAGGATTCCGGAAAATAAGCCCGTGGAACAATGTTAGACGCTGGTTTTATGAAATTAGATAGACGAAAAGCCCGTGGAACGCCCTAAGCAGTAGGGCTAGAGCGTGGAACACCGATTCCGTATTATGTTTATTATTACAAGTACTGAGGTTTTTCAGGGATTTTAGCGCGATTCTCTTGACGAAACATCAAGACCGTGAATCTTCGCGTTCATGCACATCAAAAACATCGACGAGACATTTCCCGCCCCCGGCTATTTCCGACTTTGCAACGACGACGGAGAGTTCCGCGTGCTCGATGCCACTGGCCGCCGCTATCGCTTACGGCCTGAGTCTGGCACTCCTGTTGTCGGAGTCGCCGCCACTGGCACGATCAACCCTGCTGGCGCAGACAACTCGATCCTCTACACCGCCATCACCGCAGGTGCCGCAGGCAACGGGATCACGATCACCTACCTCATCAGCGGCGTCGGCTCTGCCGTCCTCACCGTTGTCACCACTGACCGCAACATCGTCGTCACTGCTGGCAGCGCGACTATCGCCTCCGCTGTCGTCACGGCCGTCAATGCTGATGCGACTGCCGCCGCTCTCGTCCTAGCTGCCGCGTCCGGCACCGTCACCGGCGCAATCGCTGCCGTGGCCGCAACCAACCTCACCGGAGGCGTCAATGCCACCACCGCGAGCAAGGGCGACCAGATGATTGATGGCGACTACCTCTACACCGCTACTGCCAACGTCGCCATCAGCTCCACCTCGGGCTGGGAAAAATCCGCCGTAGCTGCGGTCTAATGATAATTCTCCAGCGGTCCGCGCTGGCTGTCAGGTGAGTTGTTACACCTGACAGGCTCATACACTCAGACCCGGCGAGAGCGGACACCGGGAAATTTTCTTATGGATGCACCCGAATACATCACCGCGTTGGCCGAGGACATCAAAGAGACGATCGACGCCTATCGCGTCACTCATGGCCTAACGCTCGCCTCGGTTGTAGGTGTTCTGGAGGTGGTCAAGGTGGAGTTGATGCAGGAGGCGGAGTGATGGACATCGCCGAGCTTATCAAGGAAGCCGCTAAGTGGGACACCGCCGCTTGGATGGAGACAGGCGGGAAGATCGCCGATGACTCAGGCAACATCGTTAGCCCAACATGCAACGAGTTCCAACGGGACGTTAGCGACATCATCAAGTGGTGCCACGAGAACGAGCGTCCATGCCGAATGATTATTCTCAAGCCTCGACGCAAAGGAAGCTCAACCGTTTCAGTGGGTGCTGGATACACGCGATTGCAGGCACAGCGCGCAACAGGGTGCATAGCGGGTGGATCACACTACCAAGGCGGCAAACTGTTCGACATGCTCAAGATCTACGCGAACAACGACACGATCAACCCGAAGACGTGCAAGGTGCAGGACATGGTGGCGCGATTCAACAATGGATCGAGCATGGACCGGATGACGCTTGCCAACGCTGCGGCTGGTCGATCAGGTGGCTATCAGTTCCTCGTCGTTACGGAAATGGCCTTGCTGTCAAACGAAGGCGTCGCCAATGCCCCGGAAGTGGTGAGCGGCCTACTGAAGACGGTGAAGTTTCTGCCGGATACCATCGTTATCCTTGAATCCACGGCATCCGGCGCATCCGGCGACTACTACGACCGGTATCAGCGGGCGATCACGTTCGAGGAATTCAAGGCCGGACAGAACGGTTACATCAAAGTGTTCTATCCGTGGTTCTCATTCAGGGACTCGCGCACCGATCCAGCAGGCGAGGCGATTACTAGCCCTGCCGACTACACCAGCTTCGAGAAGGAATATGCGGAGAAGTGGGAGCTGGATCTATGGCAGATGGCATGGATGCGGATGACTCTGCGTGACGAGTGTAATGGAAACTTCGACAAGTTTCAGGAAGACTACCCAAGCGACGAGTTCAGCGCATTCCTTCGTTCAGGCCGTGGCCGCTTCAGTATCGAAGGACTCGCATACCAGGACAAGCGCGCTCGCGAGAATCCGCGTGAGTTCGGAGTGCTGGAGTATCGCCCCGGACCTGACCGCGTGCAATGGGTGGCGACGACCGAGCAGCAAGCGCGGGTGGTTCGATGGGAGCAGCCGCGAATCGGATGCCGGTATCTCATGGCGATTGACCCGATGACCGGTGCCAGTCAGACAGGCGGCGATGACCCCGACAGCCATGCGGTGTTTGTGCTGCGTGCCGGATTCTTGCAGCACGGCGTGTGGAATGAGCCGGCGGTAGTCATGCGGAATATGCTCCATGCGGACGGGCAGAGGTTTGGCGATTGGTGTGACATCGACGTGCTCGAAGAAGAAGTCTGGCGGATGGCGCGCCACTGGCAGGCGTTGATCGTTCCCGAAATGAACATGGACAGAGGGTTGGTCGAGCTGCTGAAGCTGCGTGGCGACGTGGATATTTATCAACGCGAGATGTTCAACCGGCGCGAGCAGACGAAGACGACGGCACTCGGATGGATGACAGATCTGCGGACGCGACCGATGGTGATCGAAGGACTGGCACGGATGATCCGGGAGGCAGGCCGGGGGCAGGTGAACGAAGGCATCGAGATCCGTTGTCCATGGGCGATCAAGGAGTTGCGGAATTTCATCGTGAAGCCGAATGGGCGGAGCGAGGCAGCGACGGGGCATCACGATGATGCCGTGCTTGCGCTTGGATTTGGAAGCTATTGCCTGGACTCAGCGATTCCTTATCAGGAGCGGGTGAGGGAGTCGTATATGCAGCGGGCGGCGGTGAAGAGAAATCAATGGTCATGAGAAGCGTTCGGAAGAAACTCACCCGGAAGGATTTAAAAGAACTCCCACTCCGCCCATACCCCGGCATGGTGTTCGTCACCAAGAGTCGGAAGGCGTTCGAGCGTGCAGCGATGGAGTTGTTTGGGCGCGAAGAAGACCTCAGCGGGAAAGCCGGGAGGTTTCTTATGGAGCCGTCATGGTATCATCCGCACACGTCGCTGGTCTGGTATTCGAGCCATGCGGTATTGGCGCACGAGCTGGCGCATGTGATCTTCGGTATCTTTGACGCAGTAGGGATTCGCGCCGAAAGCGGGAACGAGGAGCCATTCTGCTATCTATTGTCGCAGTTGTTTATGGAGGCTACGGAGAAGAATGGTTGACATCCACCACGACGAAACGTAAAGACGTTCAGCGCGGGTGACGAAAGGCTAGTCGGGACTCTCATACGGTTCATTACTCGGTTCGATTCCGAGTCGCGCAACCAAAAGGGCTTGTCGTTTGATTGCACTGTATTTGGCAGCAACCGATTCTGATTTCAAGCGACTCGCCCACCAAATACCCAGAATAGCTCAGCAATGAGAGAGCGGCGGAATTCTAAACCGCAGGTCGTCGGTGCAATCCCGACTTCTGGTCCCATTTTTAGCAACAGCGGGAAGCCCCGCAACCATAATGGGCCACTTCCGGTTTCGACAGAACAGAAGGCCCTCACGATAGCATGCAGAGGTTGATCGGTTGGCCTCTTAAAAGCCGATCACGAATCCAAATGGCAAACATCAGTTCGCCCCGACCGTCGCAGAAGCCGACGCCATCCTTGCCCGTTTCGGTTATGCCGAAGCTGGTGAACTGGCCGCAGCCTAAGCCTCGGAAGGTAACGGTCCCCGGAATGATCCGATAACTGGGAGACTTCAAAGCGGATCAAAAGACAGTCTGAGTCCTGCCGATGATTCAGTGGTGGAGGCTATTGGAAGAATCGAAAGATGAAGCCAGTCGCCCTCAAGGACTCCGGCCGCCTTGTAAAATCCGGGTTGGAGATAAGCATGTTTGAAGTTGTGAGGAGAATCAGTTCTGGACAGGGGTTCGACTCCCCTGTGGTCCACCATTTTTCTTGACGAAACGTAAAGTTCATGAATCGTCACAGGCATGGCAGCCAAGGACGAAGACATTGGAGGAGTGGGGCAACGCGCAGCAGGAGCCGTTGCGGCGAACAAGCTGGAGATTGTTGAGGGCTATCCAGGCAAGGAGAAGAAGAAGGAGGAAAAGAAGAAGAAAGGTGCCGTGAATCAGATCCAGCCGCCGACCGATGACGGAGTGGTGAAAGATCCGAAACTCTACGCGAAAGCCCGCGCCAAGCAGTCGATGTTTTCAGGCTCCGGGCGTGTGATTACGCCGGGGAAAGACGGCAACGACCGCTTCCAAGGCCGGTATCAGATGGGCCGTTTTGCAGGCAAGACGCCGGAAGAGGCGGATGAGATTTTTGAAAGGACATACGAAAAAGCCACCCCCGCCCAGCGCGAGGTGTATGCGAAGAAGGCCGACCCCGGCGCAGGCATGGCCCCGAGCGAACGAGCGAAGCAGTTGAAGCTGCAACGGGACAAGGAGGCGAAGGAGAATCCGGTTCCGCAGGCGAATGCGAAGGACGAGAAACCCGCCCCCGGCGCTGACTTCGAGAAGCTCACCGTATCCCGCCCACACAATTTCAACATGGATGCCTCGGGACTGGCCACCGGTCCTGATGGGAAGATCAACGCGATTGGCGATGGATCTACGAAGGATGGGAAGTGGATTGCTGCACTTGGAAACGACGCAAGCCCGTTTGCCGCGATGGACGCGAATCCATACTCCCAAGCCGCGAAAGACGTTGCGAAAAATCAAGCCCTCGCCACCGAAAACACGGCACGAGAAAAGGCGACAGCCGAAAGGACCGCCCAGATGAAGAGCCAAGGTCAGGCCGCCGCCGTAGGACTTGGGGTCCAACCTGCTCCGACTGTCGGACCGCCAGCATTTGTCGGACCGCCAGCTTCAGCAATGAATCCCGCGCCCAACGTCCAGCCCAACGTCCAGCCCGCCGCTGCCGCAGTTACATCTGCCGCTACTCCCTCCGCACCCCCGTTCGTCGGACCACCCGCCCCCGCCCCCGCCCCCGATAGCAAATACGATTTTGAACCCGGCGAAGGCAAAGAACTCACAGGCATGGTCGGAGGCCGCAAGACCTACACCAAGGCTGACACGTTGTATGGCGCAGCGAAGCCGCCGATGGCAGCACCGTCGCTTGACGCCATGCGCGCCGACTACCAAGCCCGCAACCAGAACGTCGCTGCCGCCGACCGCGCCTTGCCGTCGTCACTGAGAACCCCGACGGCACCAACTCCCGCCGCTCTCCCGATGCGCGGACCCGCCAGCCAACCAGCGGCCGTCACCGCGCCACGCGCAATCGTGAAGCCGAACCAAGACGTGATGAATCAGCACGCCTCTGCCATGGAACGCCAGCACGCTTACGGCGCAGATCCGGCACTGGCCAAGGAAACGCAAGGGATCTTCAACAATGCCGACGTGAACACCCGGAACGCCATCGGCGGTCAGGTGGCACTCCGGGCGCAGGGGATTGACAAGCCGGCCATTCAGAAGCCGCAACCAGTCTCCCAGCGCGTAGTCGCCCAACGTCCGGCCACGCCGGAGGAACTGCGGACCGGTAAAGCGAGAATTTAATAACGGGCATCCCCGATAGGATGCAAACGACCGCCGGTGGATTCCGGCACCAACTCAATGAACACTCATGGATGATGAAATTTTCCGCCAGAAAGGGCCAGGCGTTGCGCGTGGCGAAGCCGTCGATGCGAATCCGAGTGAACGGAGTGGTGGCGGAGGGTCCGGCACACCGATTTGGAAGTCGTTTATCACCAATGAATCCATCAACAAGCGGGACCGCGTAGCGATTGCCAACGAGCAGCGGGCGATCGCATCGAAGGACAACGAATCTTCCGCTCCCCACGAAACATGGGGAGGCGACAATGGCCGCCTACTGAGAAAAACCCGCAACGGCATCGAGCAGTTCGACGCGGAACTCTACACGGAAGATCCGAACGTCGGCGGATTCGCTCGCAAGAGTCTGTTTGACCGCGAGAAACGCACGGCGGCCGCCGAATACGACTCGCACGCTTTGCGGTTGGAAGATCCGGCGTTCAAGGCGAAGCAGTTGAGCAAGAAGGCTCGGGAGGACATCGAGCTGGAGGGTTCCGTGCTGGCGGAGACCGATCCTCGACACAAGCAGCTCAAGGCCCAACTCGTCGCCGACGACGAATACCGCGCCGAGCGCGCCGACTTGGAGCAGCGGAAATACGACGCCAAGGTCAAGGCGACGAATCTTGGCAACACCGACCATGAATC